TGCTCAGCCTGTCGATTTCGGATCGCGCTGAGATGTCGCTCGACCTGCACGAACCGGTAGTTCACGCTGTCGTTCACAAAGTTTTCGGCATGGGGCTTTGCGACTGCCCACAGCAAGCCGAATAGGATGACCGCCGGTGTCACATACTTCGCTGCCTCCAAAACAAACTTCGCCTTCATGTCGCCGCCTCCGCTAAAGGGACCCGGAAGTTGGCTACGAAGATGAAGCGCTCGCTGTCGTCTTTACCAAGGCACACGACGTCTGACTGCAGTTCGAATGACAGGTAGCGCGTACCTCCGAGCACAACTCCAGTCCGGCCCTGCAATACGCCTATCGCCTCCTCAATCTTAGCCCGAGCCGCGAGATAGTCGCCTCCACGAACACGGACCTGGAAGCTTGGGCGTCGGTCCAGTTGTTCCGTGTCTGGTTCCAATCCTCCCGTGTCGTACAGAGTTATGGTCGTGTGCGGGCTCATAGGCTCGGATCCGACAGCAATGGACCATCCCGAGCTTGACCCAAAAGAGCCGACGCCCTCCGACTGCAACAGCATTGCTATGTCGTAGGCCGTGCTCGTCATCACGCCGACCCTCCTCCTTCCCCAGCCTGCCCGCCGCGCTTGATCTCGGCATGGGCTGCGACCACTTTCACCACGTCATCAACGCTCTCGTCAACGGCCTTCTCCAGGAACTTCGCCTCGCCCGAGGGTCCCCAATACTCGCCGAGACCCGATGGGCGCGGCTGACCTTGCAGTTTCATCTCGACGTTCTCGTGAACGTATGCAGCATACTCGGCACCGTACACTACCTCGACCGCCTTCTCGTCTTCCGGTGTCTTGCGAGCTTCGCCCGACCCTATCAGGAAGCCGTACTCGCGCGGAACTTTAGCGTTGCTCCTGCGAAGGATGAGGAGACCAGCAGCGAGCAAGCCCGCGAGCGTCCGCTCCTCGAGCTTGGCCAGCTCTTCGTTGAGGCGTTTCGTCACCTCGCCGAGCCCCTGCGCTGCAGTTTCGACCCTCGATGCCATCACAGTATCGCCTTGTATAGAACCTCGTCGCCAGCCAGTGACGGGGACGAATGGACCTGCCGGATCTCACGAGCCCCAGCCACGCTGCGCGGATCGGCGTTCGTCCCCGTCACTGTCTTGTCGCCCAAGCAGAGCCACCCGCCAATCGCCACCTTGCGGTCGACGTACACAACCGCGTCGGAGACTGCTTCCTGCCCCTGGGCTGTTACGAACTTCACAGCCTTGTCTTCCCATCTGCAATGGACCGCGACCGGAGCGCTGAACTGCAGACGACCGAACCCGTCGTTGAACGCAGGCGGCCAGTACGTGCCGACCTGCGGCATAAAGCGGCTGTAGGCCGGAACCGGAGTTCCGTCGCTGCTGTATATCACAAAACCTGGGCTCGGATGCACCATTTCAGTCCAAGTCCGTGCAGTGAACGAAGTAAGCGCGCCTCTTACCCAGCGTCGCTAGGCAACCCGAAGTGTCGAGCAGGAGAGCCTGTTGCCCGTAGTAGGAGCTCTCGAACTGCGTTCCGAGCTGCCCACTCGAATAAGTCTCCTGCGCGTCACCGAGTTTCTTCGACGTCAGTTGCTGCCCGCCTCCTCCAGCCGCGTGAATGAGGTGCGCCGCTGCCCATTTTACAATGGCCTTCTGGCGATCCTCTGACATGGCCTCAATAACAGGGCAGCCCTCGACGAGCAATGCTGCGTCGTCGATGGCCGCTTGCACCTGCGGATCAGTCCAACTCGTCGCGATGACGAGCCGGACCGTCTCGATGTCAGGCTTCGCCACCATTCTTGGTGCCCTCGATGTAAGCCTCTATCAGAGACACCGCCTGCTCCTTCGGCAGCGACTTGTAAGGCTGCTGGTAGATCTCGCTCACTATCTTCGAGAGCGCCGACTGGTTCATATTGCGCCAGTTCGCCGGGATCTCGACCGGAGCGGCCTGCTTGACCCGCGCCGCAGGAGGATCGATGCCGCCCTGCTCTTCGTCGGAGGATACAGACCTCCCTTCCCCTTCGTCGATGGGGTTCGGATCGACGATGGGCTTATGCTCGATGCGCGCGTCATTCGGCAAAGTGTCGATGCCGATGAGAGCGATCTCGAGCCCCCACTCATGCCGCTTCTTCAAATACTGCTCGCGGGTCAGCCGAATAGTCTGCGAGACGGGATAGCCTGTCGGCGTATAAAGCCGACCGCCGTACATGACGCCCTTGGTGCCGTAGTAGCGTAGAACGGCCTTGCCGCCATTCCTCTCAGCTGGTACATGACGACCGTTCGGAAGTTTCGTCAGATGAGAGCCTTTGACCGGCGTGCCGTCCGGCCATTCCCTACGCACGAAAAGAACGCCGCGCCGAGTGATCTTGTAGAGCTGTGTTGACATTGGCTGGGTCTCCTGTACTGCCTGCTATGAAATGGGACCGGGCAATCCCCCGCCCGGCCCCCTTGGTCTGCCCCCTCGACCGAACCTTAGTCGAACTCGTAGAGGTGGACGATGCCACAACGCCCGTCGTAGTCCGACTTGATACGAGGCGCGCCGATGGTGAAAACCTTGAAGCGCGTCTGCATGCCGCCCTTCTCGTCCCACTGAATGGTCGTAACGCCCTGAGCCTGCGCCCAATCGACGGTCTCGCGGTCGAGCTGGACGAGGAGAACGTTGTGGTCTGCCAGACGGTCCACAACGCGGATGTCCTGGATGCCTGACAGCTGCAGGATGCGCTCGCGGATGGTGCGAGTGTCCGAGGTTTCCGGGTTGTAGTCGTTGTCGAGCAGCCCTTCGTAGCCCGCAGGCACGTACAGAATGAACGGACCGTGCCGGTTGTCGGCGCGAGCCGCTGCGAGCATCGACTGCACGTCCTCCACGATGTCCGCGCCCGTTATGGAGGGGTCGTCCCACTTGGTCTGCATGTCGACCGTGTTCCGGTTCGGGTACGTGGTGTAACCGTACAGGTTCGCGCCATTCACGGAGATCGAGCTGTCGCCGTTGAGTAGCAGGTCTTCGTTGCCCTCCGCGACCACGCGAGCTGCAATGGCCGAGGCCGTGACGTCAATCGCCTCGCCAAACCGGCGAGAAGCTTCCAAGTGGCGGATGTTCACCCGGAAGTCCTTGTGGACGACCGGAATTGGCACTTGATCCAGCTCGTAGCGAGGCAAGTCTTCCTCGCCGTCCGTGACGCCGGACATGTCGACGTTCGGACCCGTCATGTCGGACACCTTGTCCCAGACGGAAACCGTGACGCCGATGGAGCCCAGCGGATGGACCAGACCTGCGGCCATGACGTCGGCGACGGCACGAAGCCGCTGCGTGAACGTCTCGAGAACCGTGCGGTCGATGTCCTTCCACTCGTCATACTGGAGCGCAGCTGGCGCGTTGGTCGCCATCTTCCGCCCGTTCACCACGACTTTCGCTTGCCCGTCCGTGTCGATGAAGGGGCGAAGCATCGCCGGATTGAAGGTCCCCGCGCCAAAGACGCTAGCAGCGCTGTTAACGAGGACCCCGCTTGCACCGAGTTTCATTGCGGTATCTCCCTGTTTCAACCGTTACTCGAATAGGAGGCAGGGGGATATAGGCCCCCTTCCCCTCGTTACAGCACGCGCACCTTGATGCGGACGTTTCCGCCCGAGCTGTTGTTCACAGCTTCCATGGCCTCGACCACCGGATACGTGCCGAGATCGGCCACGTCGGCCGTCACGTTGCCCGTAGGATCGGCCGCCACCTCGAGCGCGCCAGCCGCATTCGACGCGAGCTTCGTCCCGACCTGGACGTTCTGGCCATTCTCAAGGAGCCCGTAGAACATGTCTCCCGGCCGCATGACGTAGTAGGCAACGCGCTCGTTGGTCGTATAGGTGGCGTCGATTCCGCCCCCGGCGTACTCCTTCTCCCGCGCAACCATGACGGGATGCTTCGCCGGTCCGGTAACAGCATGTGCCACCAGCTTGCCGGAGCTCCAACCCAGGAGCATGCCCGGAGTGATGGTGCCGCCCGCGATGCCCTCGTATGCGATCGGATCGCCTTTGAGGAGGACGGTCTTCGGAGTGTCTCTGCTTGCCATTGCTGGCCTCCTTGTGTCTCAAAATGCCGGAACGCGATACTGGAGGACGAGGCGAACTCGCCCGGTTTAGCTGGACTTCTTGCCCCGCTGCACGTTGAGAGCGTGGATCACAGCCTCGTTGCCAGTGAACTGCGTCATAGCTTCAACGGCCGGGTCCTTACCATCCTTGCCCGAGTTCTCCTTCCTGGGCAGCGGTCGCCCGGAGAAGTTCGGCGTCGGGAGAACCCCGCCAGCCAAGGTCTCCAGGGTCTCGTAGTCGAAACCGCGAACCTTCTTCTCGGGCAGGCTCGTGTTCGCCACGATGTGCTGGATCAGCTGTTCGCGCCGCTCGTTGCGGATCTTGCGGGCCTCTTCCAGAGCCGCGCGATCCTCGTCGGACAGAGCAGGAATGGCGCTGTTCTTAGCGAGCTTGCCGACCAGTTTCGTAAGCTTAGCGACCTGGGCAGCCAACGCGCCCTCGGCCGAGTTCTTCCGCTTTGCCATCGCGGGGTTCTCCTCTTCCTCGTCGTCCTCTGCGGTCTCGACCTCCTCGTCATCCTCGTTGGTCTCGGCCTCATCCTCGTCCTCTGCGGTCTCGACCTCGTCCTCGTCCTCCTCCGCAGTCTCAGTCTCCTCGTCCTCTTCGGCTCCGAGGAACATGTCGCGCATCTTCTTGAGCGTGTCAATGCTCATCATACGCAGACTGTCCTCGTCCTCCGGAAGGAAGGGGCTATCGTCCGACGAAATCAAGTCGGCCACCATCTGCCGCACGTCATCGTCGTCGCCCCGTTCGTTCTTCTTGGCCTTAGGCTTGGCTTTTGCCTGAACCCGCTTGCTCTTTGCGGGAGCACCCGAGTCCAGAGCGAGCTTGGAGACGGCCTTTTCGAGAGAGTCCGTCGCCTCGCGGAATGCCTTCAAAGCTGCGTTCAGCTTCATGGCAACTTTCCTTCTTTGCTGTGAGTTCGTACGGACACCGCAACCGTCTGCAAAGTTGCAGGCTCCCTCCTCATTCGGCAGAAGAGCCAAATGCTCGGGTCTCAGGTTCCGGTGCAGTTCTTGATACGCTCTACCATTCACGCGACCAGCCGCAGGCTCCGCATCACAGAAATAGCCCGTCGACACGTCGATTTTCGCCCCGGACTGCAGCATCTTGATTAGCCCAGGGTGAACCTTCTCCGCCTTCTGGACGTCGATCCAGGCTTCCGCCTTGAGCTTCACGCCGTCCAGATACGCGTTGAAGACACGCCCGACAGCCCATTCCTGCAGAACCTCCGGGCTGTTCGCTTCGATGTGGCTGCCATTCTTCTCGGGATGGCCGACCGTTACTGGAACGCCATTCCATGCGAACGGCACCAGCTCCTCAGGCGGGATCAGCCCTCCGTTCATAGGCACGTCAGAACGCGCCATGACGACCGGCACTACGATGTGCCGCCGCCCCTCGAAATTCTCGAACCGAAACTCGTTCCCGCGCAGTTGTATGTAGAAACCCACGCTCTTCTGGCGAGACGAGCGCTGCTTCTTCTTCGAGCCGCACTCTCCTCCGCAACCACAGCCACAATCGTTCGCCCGGAGGCGCGCAGCCCGGTTGCTTTTACAAGTGCGGAAGACGTGTCGCTTCATAGTGTCCACCAAACCACAGTTCGTGCCCTCTGTCAAGTTCCTGCGTATCGCCTCAGCACCAGTTCCTCTGCTCGCACCCTAGCGACCTGTACCGAGCGTTCCATCTACGTATGCCTTCAACCGTCAGCGAACTGTCTTCGCTAGCCGAATAGGACAGCTCGCAGGCGATCTTACACATCGCCGCCTGAACTTGCGCCTCGATCTCGGTCGGTCCCGGCGACAACTGTGGGCTTCCACCCGTCGCGGTTCGCAGGATCTCGCACGACGTCAGCGGGATCGCGAGAAACACTGCCAGCAGCCTCATGCGCTCTCTCCACCATTCCATCGAGCCGGACCTGTAGCTTTCGCAGCAGAACCAGCTCCGCCTCCGATAGAAGACGCTGGCGCTCCATATACTCGAGAAACAGGAGCGCCAGCTCTACTAGGAGGACCAGCAGCTTAACCACTGCCAACCGCAGGAGGCGAGCCGCCGCTCTCGCGGCCCGCCACCTTGTCCCAAATGGACCAGATGCCACCGACGAGCGTGAAAATCGCGCCCGTGATCGCAGTCGCGGTCCCCTCGTCCGCCCAGCCCATGTACACAAGCAGACCGCCTGCGAACGTGAGCACGTGGCGAACGATGCCTAGCACAGTCTCCTTACCCATGCGAACCTCCTATGCTGGGTAGGTACGCTTGCACAGCTCGATGTGGGGCGTGTCCTTGAAGGTCTTCCAATCGCCGCCCCAGACGATTGGAATGCCGAGCCGCTTAGACGCCGTTTTGAACGCCTTAGCGACGCGTTCCATGAGAGGGTACGCGTACGACGGCTGGCCATGGTCCCAGGCCACATAGTCGATAGCGTGCCCCGTCAGATGGCGCGACTTCATGGTCTTGGTCGCGCCCTTCTTGAACAGATCGAGCTGCTCTTCCTCGGTGCGCAGACCGCACGTCACGGCGAAGTCGACGTCCGTAAGCGCGAGAGCGAGATCGCAGACCTTCCGCAGATCGGGATGGACGCCCTCGAGGTTCCGCAGCGAACGCTCGCTCCACTTGAAGCCCTTCCGCCCGACCCGCTTCACCTCGGTCTTCCACGGCCCAATTTCCGTCATCGCGCACCTTCCTTGAGGGATGTAGACCCCCCTTCCCTCTTCCCAGGTCGATGCGGACAAGAGCACGCCACGTGCTTCCTGCTCCCACAGATCGTGCACAGTTTCATGCCCGCCTCCTCATCGCAGCACGAGACCCTGCGGCGTGGTTACGATCGGTATCCATGCGCACCGACAATTTGGGTGCACCGGGATCAACCCCCGCGCCTCTCGCAACTTGAACACTCGCCCCTCGAGCTCCTCACACTTCGGACAGACCGCGTTATCGCGCGACGTCGAGAACTCGGCTTCCACTTCGACGCCCTCAACGCCTGCCTCCTCGAACCCGTTGAGGGTCGCCTCGGCATGAGCCCGTATCGTCTCGGTTCGCGCAATCACGCCTGCGCGCTTGGCGGCCATCCCCACCTTGTCGACGAGCCGTTTCGTCAGCTGCCGCGCACCGATGCCCTCCACGATGCCCTGCGCAAGCTCCCTCGACAATGCCGCGTCCATCTGCGACGTAACGCCCTGCAGATCTTGATAGGCGCGCGTATATATGAGCCCAGCACGGTCCGCGTGGAGCGGCCGGTGAAACGCGGCATCGACCCAAGACTGCTCGACCTTAGCCCCAGCCTTCCGCATCTCCGAGGCCGCGCGGGATAGCCCCTTCTGATAGGCCGATTGCAGGTAGACGTCCTGCCACGCGGTTGCCCCGCTAATGCTGCGAGAGGAGCCATACGTCCGCTCGAGGATGCCCTGCTGCTGTTGCTGCTGTATCCAGTCCATAAACGCGCGCACCTTCTCGTCGGAGCGCGGGAAGTCGAAGGCCCCCCGACCAGGAGGCTCGACGTTCACGCGCAGCTTCACGCCTGGAGGATACAGACCCTCCTCCCACCTCGACTGCTGCGCAAATATGGACCCTCCTCTCCTCTTTTGCAGGCCGAAGACGTCGCGTTCCTCGATCGCTACTCGAATAACATGGGCGAGCTCCCGGAACCTGCGCATCATGTCGGCAAGGTAGCGCCGACGCAGCGTTATGGTCTGCGTCGGGTCAACGCGATAGCGGGCTCGGTGCGTATGTAGATCGAAGTGCATCATGCGGCCTCGTCCTCGTCGCCCTCGTCAGGAGGAGAGGGGTCTCCTTCCCCCTCCTCGTCGCCCAGCCCGAGCAGGTCGTTGGGATCGATGTCGGCCAGCTCCTCCGGCAAGTCGTACTCGCTCTCAGCAGGCAGCCCGAGGATCTTCTCGCGGAACTCTGCAGGCGGCACTATGAACTGCGCGGCTGGAGAGTTGGCGTAGTTGGCGAGTGCCGTGGTCTGGTTGTTGGCGACCGTCGATTTCTCGACCGGTCCGATGCTGTCATGCTCCGGCCATTCAACCCACCAAGCCCCCTTAGGCTTCGGCAAGTTGCCCGTGCGGATGAGGAGAGTGACGAGGGGCTGTAGGATCGCCGGAGTGGCGAAATTCTTGCGCCGCTCGTCAATGCGCGCGCTCCAGTTGTTCTCGTCCTGGGCGGAGGACAGCTCGCCCCGCTCGCTGCCGATAAGGATGCGCTTCGGAATGCCCGTTGCGCCCGAGATCAGGTCAAGCAGGCGATCGACGTTGGGGCCAGGGTCCGGCGTATCGGAACCCAGGACCTGAGCCGTCATACCGCTGCCGACTAGGGTCTTTTCCCAACGGTCACGAAACTTGCGCGCCTCCTCCTTCATGCGCGCGATATCGTCATCCGTGAGAGCAGCCTCCTTGTCTGCCCAGAATGCGATGCCACGGTCCGCGTTCAGCCAGAACGTCTCGGCTGCGCCGCCAACGACCTTCTCCAGGTCGATCAGCCGGTTGAAGACCGGGAGGAGGCGCGGCATGCCATACACGTTGTCCTCTTCGAGGAACTCGGCGATGTGGATGGTCCGCGACCAGTGCACCCGGAACGAGCGCATCGGCGACTGCCTCTCGCCGCTTTCCGTCGACTGACCGGCCGTCACAGTGTAGTATTCCGGCAGGCCAAATCGCGGGCTGGTCGGGTCTTCGTCCCAGCGCTCGACCGCAACGTGGGGGTCTCCGTATGGCTGCAAGTAGAGCAGCGGGAAGTTGCCCTCTGCAAGCGGCTGGTCAAGAGGCTGACCGTCACGGAACCCGAGTACCAGGATGCCGAACCGCCCGATCGATGCGAGCCGATCCGCACGTTCCAGCGCCTGTATCACGCGCATCTTGTCGAACAGGTCCTCGACCGCCTCGACGAAAGGCGAATAGCCCTCCTCCTTGTCGTTGGAATGAGCGCCCGCCTCGTCGCGGATCAATGGACATTCGCGCCATGTTGCCTGCGGGAACGCGCGAATTATACGGTTCGCGATGTCCTGCCGCCTGTAGGTGCCGTAGAGCAGCTCGCTCGACACGTAGCGCGGATAGCCGAACACGTCGTACAGGTCGCGCCGACCCTGGTGCGTTTGCCCGACCAGCGAGCCGAACCGGGAGAGCAACCCGCTCAGGAAGTTGTTCGTGCGCTTTACTGGATGCTCTGCGATGTCGTCATGTTGTGCCATGTCAGAAGATCCCGAGCTTGGGTTTGCGGAGCCGCTCGACCGCATAACGCAGCGAGTCAATGGCGTGGTTCTTGGCGTCGACCAGGACCGGCAGAACTTCCTCGGTCCTCGGGTCGATCTTGTAGCTGTACGTCGTCAGCTCGTCGATTGTGTGCCTGCAGTCTGGGTGCACGACTATTGTGAAGCCCTTCAAGAACTCGATCCCCTCCTCGACCGAACCCGAGCCCTTCCTCGCCGGTTGCATCGCCGGGAAGCCGTGCCGCCGCAGGTATGATATGGTCTCAGGCCGAGCGCTGTCCGCTATGATGGGCCAGAACCGGCAGCCTGGGATGCCCGTCCAGCGTTCCTTCTGCGCTGGCTTAAGCTCCTTATAAGCCTGCAGGTTAAGTCGGTTCAGCTGCTCGTCATTGCAGCCACCAAACAAGAACGGCAGGTAGTCGATCTCGACGCCCACCTCGTAAACCTCGGCCGTCACATAAAGGTTCCTACCCTCGATGTAACACTCGACCATGCAAGCAGGGTCTGTTGCGAAGCCGAAGTCCGCGCCATAGTAGAAACGCTGAACCTCCTCCCGTGGCTTGAACTCGTTCGGGTCGCCTATGCGCCAATGCCGCCCGTGCTGGAACACGACGGCCTCGCTCCTGGTCTGGTAGTCGCCCAGCCAGACGTGCCGATACTTCTCCGGGTCGTGGCGCTTGCACCATTCCATCTCGAGCTTGAGGACGTCGGGGAACCACGGGTTGTCGTAGTAGTTCGCTTGGACGCAGACCGCGTTGGGGTCGTCCTTGTGCTCGCGGAAGAACGCGTCGACTGGATCGGTCGGAGAACGCCTGTTCCACGAAAACCAGATCTCGCTGTTCGGCTTGCGGATCGTAGGCGTAAGCAGCGTAAGCGAGCGCTGGGTAAGCGACTGCGCCTCCTCCACCCAGGCGAAGTCATAGCCCTCGAACGATTTCACACTGTCAGCCGTATGGTTCGCCATGCCCTGGAATGTGAACTCGCCGCCCCCGGGCGTGCGTATCAGCCGCTCCTGGACGAGGAAGTACGACTGCAGCCCCATGGCGCGGATCTTGCTCTCGATCAGCGGCTTGACAGACTGCCTCAAAGTGGTCTGGTGCTCGCGGATCATGAGGCCACGCGTTCCAGGCTGGAGCATGGCGCGCTCGATGGCCAGATCCGCAAAGAAGTGCGACTTGCCGGAGCCGCGCCCCCCATGCGCGCCCTTGAACCGCCTCGGCTCGAGCAGAGGCGTGAAGACCCTCGCAGTAGGAATGGTCAAGGTGCGCGACAGCATGGGTTACGCAGCGTCTCCGTTCTTCGGGTCAACGACGACGCGCTTGATCTGCTCGACCTGGATCGGTCCGCCGTCACCTCCCGTCAACGTCACATTCTCGCGGAACTTGTGGGGGCGTCGGCCTTTGAGCAGGAGTATGGCCAGCTGGTCGCTGTATTCCTTGACGCGACCGCACTCCATGCCCTGGTAGAACACAGGCTTCTCGGTGCCCTCGTACGCTCGCCGGAACGCCTCGTCCTCCAGGCGATCGGTCCCTGCTTCGATGGCCGCGTCCGCTGCGGCGGCAAATTCCTTGTCGGACTTCCGCCATTCGTAATAGGTCGCGCGGTGTATCCCCGCACTCTCGCAGGCTTTCTGGATCGACCAGCCCTCCGCCAATACAGCCAGCAGCACCCGCCGCTTCTTCTTCAGTTCAGCAGCAAAGACCTTCGCCGATTTGCCTGCCTGCACATTCTTCTTGAGCTTAGCCACGGCTCTCCTCGCGCGTATGAATGTCGCCTTCGGTCTAGG